AAGAACTAGCCCGAAGGCTAGCTATAACATAAAAAAATAGGCAAGTACCGAAGTACCTGCCTGTTATCTACATTTAAATCTTGAGAGAAATGTTATCTAAAGAATAATGTTATTATATCACAATACAACATTTAAGCAAACATTATATTAAAACACTTCTTTCACAATCAATCTCTCATGCCATATCCACTCATTATGATTGTTCCAATAAATGCGACACCAACCATCTATAATTTCAAACACATATATCAATGTTCCAGGCGCGTATACAGCCTGTCCAACATCGAACCTATAGTTAGTACGATTATCACCGTATCTAGTGGCTGAAGTAGCACCTAAGCCGTCGATTTTCGCATTAAAATAAGCACCTTTTGACCATTTAAGGTTATAAGGCGCTTTACTTCCAACTGTTATTTTACTTGCAGATTTACCGACTGCTTTTTGAGCAGGTGGTTTAACTTTATTTGTGATCTTATTCATTAAGCCCTCACTTTTATACTTAGGTCTAATAAAGTGAGTACAGCCGTAATAATTATCCCAACGTAACTTTGCAGGCGTATTTGCGTTACCGTCATAGTTCTGTTCCAAAATTAAAAATTGATTTGTATTACCACCATTAAACACTAAACCAATATGACCGTATTGTTTATATATTCCTTTGGTAAATACAGCCACATCACCTATTTGTGGAACAAACGATGGTGTGTTTTCATATACTGTTGCCATGTTTTTAAAATCGTTATTGATTGCATCTTTTGCATTTCCCCACATTCTAATTTCTAACAACCAATAAATGTAATCAACTGCTAAATCTGCACATTGGTAACCATACCAACCGTCAAAATCAATATATCTACCTTGATACCAACGTAACCTTGCTCTTGCTTCACTGTATGTTTTCATTATTTTACCTCCTAGTATTTTCTTCTTGGTTCTTCATATTCTAAAGCTTGGTGGCTATCACCTATACCTTTAGTAGTCGGGTCTTGAATCACACCAGTTAATACTAAAAATCCTAATATAGCGTTTAAACCGTCTGTTAATTGCTCTGTATAAACTTGAATATCATACCCAATAGCTTTTGTGATGTTTTGAGCAAATAAAAAGATAGCTGACAATATCGCTACCCAAAATGATTTTTGTTTCATTCTAATTTTCCAATTAATCATATTCTTATCTCCTTTTATCCAAAATAAAAAGCCAACCTCGAAAGGTTAGCTTTAAATTAGATTCTTAATAATCTGTCGTATATTACATTTGAAATTGCGTATCCACCTATTTTGTTAGGATGCACACCGTCTGAATACATTAATTCATTAGTTTTAGTTAAAACGAAATTGCCTAAGTTTCTGTATAGACTCACATGTCCTATTTTTAATTCTTTGGCTATGTCACACTGTTTATTACTGTAATCTTCGATTGTAACGGGCTCATTTTTGAATATAGAACCATCTTCCGTGAATAGATGTAACTTAGGTGTCAAATTACTTTCTTTGAAGTTGATTCTGCCTTTTTCGTCGTTGATTCCGATTCTGACATAAGCTGTGTTTTCGTCTTCTGTGTAGAAGCGACAACCGATGTCGCCGATATCAACAGTTTTGTTATTTATTCGCGTTTCAATGTCTTTTATTTTGTACATTTACACACCTCTTTATTTATATTTATCTCTTGTGAAGAAGATACCTTTTAAGCCGATTTGTTTATATAGCTTAGCGATTGTACTAGCTTGATGTTGGCACCACTCTATAGCAGTAGCGTATTGGTGTGTAGCTGGATTCTTAGGATTCCATCTGATTCTGTACAGTGTATTCTGCCCTTTGTTGATGTAATCCTTTCTTACGAAGCTAGCACCGCCCATGATTGCTTTTGCTGGAGTTGTCCAACCTTTATTCTTAGCAAATTTCATTGCATAATCAGGGTCGTTGTCGAATGCACCAATACCGAAGTAATTATATGCACCGTATCTACCACTAGCGAAGTTACTTGTTCCGTATCCACTTTCTAAGAAAGCGTGCGCGATCAAATAGATTTCGTTAATGTTGTTTTTCTTACAGGCTTCTGCAAATGCTTTGCCTTGTCCGTCTAGCGTTCCTTTCCCTTTGAGTATCTTATTAAGCGCACTAACTGAAACGCCTTGATACTTGCCTAAATTAAGCATTTGATAGCATTGTGTGTTACTTTCCCATATTCGCTTAACATTCATTGCTGAGCTCGTTTGTGCTCGTGTTGCATTAGCCCAGCCCCATGTATGAGATTTTTTCGGGTTACCCCTAGACATTTGTCTATCCAGTGCTTGCTGGAACGTGAACGGACTTTTTTCAGTAACGATGCTTGGTTTTTCGTCTGATGCAGTGGGTCCTCTTGTTGACGCACTGTCAACCGATGTTTTATCACTAATTCTTATTGTTGTTTTTGTAGTTACTTCTTTAATATTTTCTCGTTTTAATATATCTCGTTTGATGTACGTCTCAAGCATTTTCTTTTTGACTTGCTCATACTTTGCGTCATCCGGTATACCTTGCTTAATCAAGTCGTAATTAATTAAATCTTTCATACTACGCCAAATATTAGGGTCTACCTTTAACGTCGTTTCAGATAATTCTTTATCTGTTCCTGACAACAACCATACACCCCGTATTAAAGCTTGTATTTGGTTCATTAAGAATTGACGCTTACTATCTGTTTGACCACCACATACTTCAATAACTAGCCAATTAGGGTGACGCGGGTCATCAAAATTGGTTGGTCTAGCAAGCCATGTAGCCTCTCTATCGACATATAAATGCGGTATTTCATAATCGCTTATAAACTTATTTCTTTGCGTATACAGTTCGTCTACAGAACGCATATGCATTGATTCTTTTATATATAATCCTTGAATATCTAAGCGTTCATCACCCATTACAACTATATGGTCTATAAAGTGCTCTTCTTTATCTAAAACATTGCTGTAAGCAGTGTATTTTACTGTTTTAACTTCTTTAAATTGCGGTTTCTTCGCTTCGCCCGTAATTGTTGAGTCATTGGCTTTTGATGCTGAACTTGTATTAGTATTGCTAGGTTTGCTAGTATCTTTTGAGTATGGAGGTCTGACAAAGCCTGTAACGCTCGCATATCCATGTCTGATTAATGCACCAGGCGAACCTGTCCAACTATTAGAATTAATCCAATTTTGATCGACACTATAGAAATAACTTTTATTAGATGGTCCCACTACGATTGCAGTATGTCCGTCTGAGCCGATTCCATTTCCTGGATGCCAAACTGCTATGTCTCCGGGCTCCGGTACAAATCCAGATGAATAACGATAAAATCGGAAACCCTTAGGATATCTATAATTAGCCATATCCTTAGCATTGCCCCAAGTTACAAAACCCCAATACCTTTTAAAAATAAAGTTTGGTGTATCCCAACATTGACTACCTCTATAACCGTCAATATTAATCCTTTTGCCTATATTAGACTTTGCCCATTCAGCTACTTCACTAGCTGTAGGTTTTCGAGTCTTTGGGTTAGGTAATCCCATGTATGCACCTCATTTCAATCAAAATAAAAAGCCAGTGCCGAAGCACTGACTCTTAAAAATTATTTACATTTTCCGAACCAGAAGCATGCCCAGAAACTATATCCGAAGAATCCTTTAAGCATGGTAATCACCTCCTTTAGATACCAAAAATAGTTCTTAGTAAAGCTATGACAATCGTACTGAAGATAGTCCCTATCAAACCGAGAATCCACATCTTGATGTCTCTAATATTTTTGGCATTTTTCTTTTTATTTTTTTCATCTTCAATCTTATCGCGCCTTAATTCTTCGAAGTTTCTATCTAACTTGTCATAAATTTTTTCTTGTGTTCTTAAACTGTTTTCAATGCTATCTAGTTTTTTAAACGTGTCCTTAGTGTTTTCTTCTAAGCGCATAATTCGCCATTCGTGCTCACGTCGTTTGATAAAACCAAACACTACGCCACCTACTTTGTGTTAAATTAAAAAGCCACAAGCGTTACACCTGCGACTTTTCATCTTTTGTCTCTGGATATTTTTCTCCAGTGATTAATGCGTATTCTTCTTTGTCGATTACACCCATATCTACATACCACTTAATTTGCTCGTTTTTGTAACAACCCCACACATAAAAAGTTTTAATGTCCTTGAAAGTTGGATAAATCATCTTAATTTTCTCCATTTAAACGTCCCCCTCTGTATTTGTTTTACCAGCTTTTAGTTCAGTCAACTGTTGTGTTAACATAGCGTTTTGTTGTGTTAACTTCATTGTTAACATGTTTACTTGTGTCATCTGCATTTGCATACTCGCAACCATTCCGCGAAGTTCCTCATCACTCAAATCTGTTGCAGTTTGTTGACTTGGTGTGTTCGAATCATCTTCTTTTCCAAAATTGTTGTTGTATTTAATTTCGCCGTTAGTGAATACAAACTTTCTAGGTTCGAACTCTTCTTTAAATTTGATAGGCACATTATTATCGTCTACATCTAAACTATTGCGTAAACCGCCAGTATTAACGTATCCGATAACTTCGTTTTTATCGTTTACTGTGATTTTCATTATTTCCACCCCATAATTTTAGTTATAGTAACTTTGTTGGCATTCGCTCCAGAACCTGTTGTTCTGCCTAAATCGAAATACACATCGTTATCTATTCTTAAAGTAGTGCTACTTGTTTTGGATAGTAAGCACTCATAAATACCGCCACCGTTACCGTCTGAATCAACTACATTCGCTTTACTTAATTGAATTGCGTTAGGTAATGTGGTTAGTCCGAATCCCTCAATAACACCACCTGGATAAGTTCCACTTACCAACAAAATAGAATAGTTTGTGTATGGTTCGGTTAGATTGATTGTTGTACCTACACCATTTGCACCACCGTCAAACAATACTGTTGATTTGTGTTCATTAGGCACTGTCCACTGTGGCTCAAGTCTGCCGTTTGTGATTGATCGTGTGTAAATCTTTTTAGAGTTATAAGGTGTGAAGTTAAATAACTTATTTGTTTCGTCTTTAACAAATACAGATAAATACCCCTCATAACTTTCAACGCCACTAGGTAAATCTGGCACTCTTGTTGCATAGTAATTACCAGCAGTTAAATATCCCAAATCGCCTTGCGCATTATTTAAGTTAACTTGTATTGATTGACCGTTTGCCTCTGTCATCTTATGTTGTTGCCAGCTCGTTGTTCCGAATTTATCATCTACATACTGCTTAGCTTGATTTAAAGCATTGTTAGAAGTTTCTTCAACAAATTGCTTAGTTAAATCGCCGTCATTCTTTTTATAAAACGGGTACCATGTGCCACCAATTTTATATTTTGTATATTCATCATTTGAATCATCTGGATACCATGTTGCACGTGCCGTACTATCATCAACAACATAGACAACTAACACACCTGATTTTCCTAAAGTGTTAGGAGCTACCGGAATATCTGAACCATCGTCAACGCCATCTTCTTTAGGTGTATCGACAGTACCTATATCTTTAAATGAGGGCGCATCTGTCGCGCTAGTGATATGAATAATCCTAGATGTGTTAACTGCGCTTAAAACGCTATCTATGGACTGCTCAGACGATTCAATTGCTTTACCGTAATCATCAGTAATTTTAGACTTTTGCCAATTTGTTGTTGAATTACCTTTAACAAGGTCAGCGCCATTGATTTGTTGTTCAACTTCGTTAACACATTCAAAAATCGCTTGCTCTTTATCAACAATTTTCTGGAACTCGCTATTTATATATTGAACGGCTTTGTCTTGTGTTGTTGTAATCATCTGTACCGCTTCATTTTGTTTAATTTCTAATCTTTGAATACCTTGATTAATACGACTATCAATTTCAGTAACCAACGATTTTGTATCACTTAAACTTTTCTTTAAGTCCTCAACTTCTTCTTTAACACTTTCTGTTAAGTCCTGAATTGACTTGATATAAACTAATTTCGTTTTGCCGTCGAAGTTACTAATTAGATCATTCTGGATATTGAAGCTAAATTGACGCTCTACAATTACGTTATTGCTACCGTTTTGAGTAAAGTAAGCTTGTGCATGTACGCGTCCAGTGTATTTTAAGAACTCGTTAGGAATAACGTATTGCATGCGTCCATTAATTGCATCAACAATTGTAAGTTCATCACTAATATAAGCACCGTGTTCATCGTCGAAGTTATCCGTCTTAAGCACAATACTAGTCATCGCGTTATGTTTGCTGATTGATAACGGCTTATTATTCTTAGTTACTGCAAAATTTAAAACACCAGTTCCTCTATCTGATTCATAGAAACTGATGTTTGTGTCAATAACTGGATTATATTGTGATGTTGTTTGTAACTCGATTAAGTTATCATCTTTCGAAAAATTATCTACTACCATTATTCAACCACCTTTCCCTCGAATAAACTCCATTTACCAACGCCACCAGTACCAAAGTTTCTTAATAAGAATTGGTGGGCTGACGGGAAGTTATTACGTCTTAACACTTGTGTTGTGTTGCCTGGTGTATTCGATTTTACTTCTAATATCCAACCTGCAATACCTTTGAAGTCTTTAGGGAAATCAGTAAACCTCTTTGATTCTTCTGTAGTGATATAGAAGTCTAAACCAACAATTTTTAAATCGGATAGCTTAGTAATGCTTTTCGGAATATGTTCCCAAAAACCTGCACTTTGCGGGTTAAAGTTCCACGAACCGTTGTTTTTCTTGTTGAAAATGTCGATAACACGCTCAAATTTGAGCATATTTCTACCTGTACTATTTCTAGTAAGCACTTGTCTTAAAGCGCCGTTATAGTGACCAGGCAATACATCAAAGAACCAACCTGCATCCCTAAATTCTTTAGGCAACGGAAAGTCTAGCGCATTTTGCGTATCTTGAGAATATAAGTAATAGTTACCAACTTCTGTTACATCACTTAGATATGCTGGATTTTGTACTGGTAACGGTTTAACACGTCCGCCCGAATCAGTCATTGATACTTGAGGTGCGATGTTTTTCAAGAATTGGTTTACACCTCTTTGACCGATAGAATAAATTGAATGATGTCTGTTGTTACCAGGTCCAATAGTTACCCCGATTAAAAGTGCTTTACGTCCTGTTTCTAGATCGTAATACATATCTAGACCCTCAGCTTCTTGGAAATCTCCTTTAAAGTTGTTATTCACACCGCCTATATCGATACGACGTTTAAATAACAATTCTTTCGTTTTGATGTCGAAGCCTTGTAAGTAATTAGGATTAGCTGTATTTGAATCGCCAGTGTACCAGTATAAGATACCTGCGTCATAAGCAATACCTTGCATAGGTTGCGTACCTGATGTGTATTGCATAGGGATATCCATTTGGTACAGTACTTTGTCTGTACCTTTATCAATATCGTCAGCACTTCTTACTTCAACAAAATTTAATGCGTTCTTAGCTTGTTGTTCAGAAGTTTTATATTCACGTCTAAAAACCATTAAGTTTTCTATAGGATTATAAATTGCTGACGTATATCTATCGTTAAATACGTTTGGCATGACGTCTTGCATTTCGTTGCCATACGTCATTTCTCCGCTTTTGTATTTAAAGCGTACAAACTTGTTGTTATTGTTAGCGTCTAACACTGCTGAATAGATCCACAATTCATTGCCGATATATCTATAGGCGTTGTGTGTGCCGTGACCGCCATTTTTAACAAGCAGTCTATCAATAAATTGTCCATTAGGCTTCAATCTAGATAACATGTAATGATTGCCTGGACGAGCTTGTGTCATATAAATAATTTTCGTTCTAGGGTCTACCCAAAATGATTGCATTACTGCATTTGTATATGGCGATAAATCTGTGATGAATTCCGGTTCTTGCTCTTTTGGTTCAAATCGGTATTCTGTAGCTCTATATTCTTTGTAATTATCATCAACTGACTTTTTAACTGTTTTAGTGAATTCGTCTAACGTTGCATAATCATGATACAAACGATCTTGTAATGTTGGGTGCGCGTATCCTGTATTATCAACACGTGCGTCTTTAACCTCGTTGATACCGTCGCCGTTATGGCCTAGTACCATGTTGCTGAATCGACCATTTAAATAAGCTAAAAAGTCTGAGACACTACCATTCAAATATTTAATTTGGTTGGCTGTGTGCGCATATATTTCTTCTTTTTGATGATATATAAACATCTTTTCAAGTTTACTCATTCCATTATCAAGTAATCGATAGTTGTACTCATGCTGAGCAACTACTTTTTCGCCAGTGATAGAATGCAAACTTGTTATTAATCCGTAAGCCATTGGTTGCCTCCTTTAGTCGTAAAAACTGTAATAATCCTTGATTAACTCGTACATAATAACCTCGTGACCTTTTTCGTTAGGGTGTAAGCCGTCCTCCATGCTCGCTTTCCTAAAAGCTGGATTGTATGGCTTAAAGTAATCTGTGTGATATGCGTCAAACACCGGCACATCTAACTCACTACAAGCTAATATTTGAGCGTTTACATAGTCCTCAAGTGTTAACCCTAGTTTGTTTTTGTCTGTGTCTTTACGGCGTATCGTTGTACCACTCATAGGGCATTGTCTTGTAGCTGTCATCACTAGTATTTTTGAATCCGGATTATTCTTTCTAATAACTTCAATTGCAGAACAAAAGGCACCGTAAAACGTTTTAGTGTCCGTTTTATCAGTGCCTATCGGTACGCCTGCCCAATAATCATGCAACCAGTCATCATCTGTACCTTGTAATATGATTAGGTCGCCTCTTATTTGCTCTGCTTGTCTATAAATGCTGTTTTCTACCGCTTCTTTACCTATTGGAACTGTTGCCATTGTTGCGCCACCTCTTGCAAGGTTGGTCGTTTTAGCTTTTAACTTCTTGCCTAACATTTCTGTGAAATTAGTTTTTGCGTGCGATCCTCTAGCTACAGAATCGCCAATCGTTCCAATAGATTTGATATTTCTTATACTTGATTGACTCGTAAAGTCGTACATAATCGTGCCATTCGCAGTTGTAACTGTTTTAGTACTCATCTTATCGACTTTTGCGTTTATTTTTTCATTCTGCTTAACTAATTCATTATTTATAGATAAACTAGCGTTAACTTTAGCGTTTAGTTCTCTCAAGTACTTAGCTGGGTCTGACTTAGTTGTTTTTACATTCTTAACATAGTTCGTAGCTTCATGGATAGCTTTTCTATATCTGTCACGCATTGTAAAATCGCCTAATACTACATCTTGTTTAATAATGTTATTGTACGCATCTCTATGTGTAGTGATTTCGACTATTCTCACTAAATCGTTATAGCCTATAGTTGGTTCAGCTACTCTTACAATATCGCCAATTCTAGGGTTAGCCTCTGGAAAATGCTCAGGCTGTGCTACGAAGTCCAAAGAAATAGAAGCAGTGACACTTTTCTTTATCACTAGCTCCATTGATTTTTTCAAAACATCTTCTTTTTTTATGCGTCCATCTATTAACGGAGGCGCTTCCCTTTTACCAATCAGTTGTGCTAATGGGTGTGTGAATTCGAATTGTAACCCAGCCTCTGTAAAAGTTTGCTGACCGTCAAAGTCGCCATAACCTCTTATATATGTGTAGCATTTAGAAGCATCTTCTTGAATTTTGACGTTATCAGCATTTACACCTGATTTAATATAGTAGTTTGCTACTTTTGATAATTCGTCATACAAGTGAAATGTTTTTGTTTTAGCGTCGTACTCATATTCGAGATGATAGCGTTCAAGTCCTTTTTTGAATATCTCAAGTCTTGTGTCTCCCTTGCCTAATCCCTCGAACTTTGATGCGTCAACCTTAGTGTGCAATACGTACTTATAACTAGTTCCTTTAAATACAGTGTTAAAAAACTCTACGCCTGTGAAACTTTCGTTATATTCTTGGTAAATCCTAGAATTGTTTAGATCATCTAATTCTTTTTGTCTCGCTTTGATACTAAGTTTGATTTTGTTTCCGATTGTTGATTTATCAAGCATTACTATTACATATTCGTTGAGGTCATCTTCCCCCTTTACGTTTGTGATAGTCCACATCTTTGTAATAGCGCCGATTGCGTCGAAAGTGCTGGCATTTTCTATCATATCAATGTCTAACGTGCTATCTTCATTCAATTTTTCGTTTAATTTTGTATTAACATGAATCGCATGACCGACGCCTTGCAAACTTTTTAATAATACCGGCATATGCTACTCCTTATCTGTAATATAATTTGTGTCTAAAGACTATCTTTTTCATAAGTCTGTTGGCTTTAAAATGATTCCAACCGGGATACAACACCGGTTGTTCTAACGTTTTGTTGTATAGGTCAATATTTAAATTGCCTCTATATGTGTGCTTGTTATCAAAAATGATTTTATCGCCTGCTTTTAAATCGACATCTTTAATTACTGAGATGTTTCCTTTATCCGTATAGAAAGTGAAACCGTCTTTATCATCAGCTTTAACATCTTCGGCTAATTCAATTTCAACTACATTGAATTGGTTGAACTGTGTTAATGCTACATCTCCGTTGTAATAGACATCTCCAGAACTCGTGTTATAGAATGTCATTTGTCTACTTCTATCATTTTCATTTAGTGCTATTCTGTCCGGAACTGACCATTTTTCTAAATCGTTATCACTTTCTAAATCAGTGCTATAGCCAATACTTTCAAAGAAAGGCAATTCAGTCGTCTCAAAAGTCAACGTGATTTCTCCTGATGTCTTAGTTGTGTCAAAAGATACTTCGCTAACTAATCCAACGAATAGTTGTCTACCGTCAACATAATCTAATTCAAATTCTTGTTCTAATGGTTCGAACATATTTTCAAATTTGATAGTGTTATCCGGCGTCGCCAATTCTCTTAGGTAAAAGCGACCATAAAACAATGTTTGAATGTCTGATTTAAGATGTGAGGCATAAGCAATCTTAGGTACTTCATACCTCAATCTTAATTCAACTTTTTTATATTCTTCTTTAGCGTAATTGTGAAAACGTCCATCAACTCCATCTAAAGGCGAATAATTCCTTTTGTAACCCGAACCGATAACATTGTAATCAAGCACTCTTAAGTGTTTGTAAGTGTGAGGATTGTCACTGACGCGATACTTCACACCATTTTTAATAATTTCTACATCATGGGCTATCAATAAACAAACCTCCCTTACATTAAGTTGAAACTACCATCTTTTGCATCCATATCGTCAATGTGAGATTTAATCATGTTTAGATCGCCCTCGTTTCTAACAGTTACATTAACAATAGGTCTGTTATTTTCTTTCATGCTATGTTGCACATCGTTTGTCATATGGCCGTCAACGCTTGGTGTTAAACTGTCGTTGAATCCATCTGTCAACGTTGAACCTAACTCACTTGTGAACGTTTTACCGAAGCTAGTAGCCATTACTTTAGCTTGTGATACCGCTAAACCTTTACCTAAACCACTACCTCCACCATGTCCACTTACGAATGAAGTTACTGAGTCCCACGCTGATGAAATCGCATCGCCTACCGCGCTTACTACTTTGTGCGCAGCGTTAGCTACACCTTCTGCCACTTTGCCGATTAATTCCGCTCCGGCATTTAAAAAATCGCTGAAAAAGCTTTTAATCTTATCAAGCGCGTTTTTCATGCCGTCGCCTACATTTGAGACAACTCTTTTAAATCCATCAGCTACTTTACTTGCGAAACTTGTAACAGTATTCCAAATATTAGAAACCCATTCAGAACCTTTTGTGATAATAAAGTTTAGTGCTTGTCCCATTTTTTCGGCCACACTCGAAGCAACACGACTAAACCAACTTGTAACACTGTTCCAAATACTGCTAACAAAATTAGTGATTGTACTCCATATCTGTGACCAACTTGTACCAAACATAGAAAGTGTTCGATTCATTACGCCAGTTAAAAAGCCGATAATTGACTCCCAAACTGATTGCATGTATTGCCAAATCGTATCAAGCACATTGGTAACTGTAGTTTTAATAGTCTCCCAAGCACCTGAGAAGTCGCCAGTAAGCAACTGAATCAAAGCAGTGAATAAACCTACTATGATTTGGACTGCTACGGATATCACTGTTCCTATGGCTTGGAACGCGATTGTAATTAACGTCCACAAACCTTGTATGATATTCATAACGTTTGTGATGATACCTATGACTAAAACACCTAAAACTTGCATGAATATTTGACCTAACATTTGCAAAATAGGCATGATTGGCTGTAATGTTGATTGAATTTTGCCCCACAATTGAGTTAACCAATCTACTACACCTTGAATCGCACCGGAAACTGCTGTTTTAATACCGTTCCAAGATTCAGTTATTGTTTTTCTGAAATTCTCGTTTGTTTTCCATAAATAAACAAGAATGCCAATGAATGCGCCAATTACGGCAATCACTGCTAATACTGGCCAAGAAACACTTGTGAAAGCACCAGCCAATAAACCAAACGCTTTACTTACCAATCCAGTTATTCTAGTTAAATCCAGTATTCTTTTGACAACGTTCAATAAAGTCATACTAAACACATTACTTAATACACTGCTAACAGCTGCGATCGGAGCCATTAAAGCCCAAAATACGCCACCTAAAATACCCATAACACCGATAATTTGAGCGACTGCTGGGTGTGTTTCGAATAGTTTGGCGATAAATCCAGCTAAATTAGTAATGAAATCTAGTAATTTACTAGCTATAGGAGCCATTGCAGTACCAAATGCCACTAACGCTTTTACGATATTACCGATTAACTGCATAATAGTAGGACCATTCTCTTGAACGTAACTTATAAAGTCTTTGAACCCTTGTGATTGTCCTACTTGTTCTGACCATGCTCTAAATTGAGAAGTTAATTTAACTAACCAGTCAAAAATGTTAGAACTGTTTTGAGCAAAAGCAATCATTAAATTACCAATACCAGCAAATACATTGCCAAATATCTGACCAATCTTAGGTAAGTTAGTTGTAGTGTAATCAATAAAAGCTTTAATAGCATTCTGACCAGCTACACTATTAGCCCAATTTTGGAAAGCTATAGACATGTTCTGTAGTCCTTGAGACACAAATTTGAACAACGGCATTAATTGAGTGAAAATGTTAACTAATCCGTCGCCAAATCGTCCTGCAGCGTTCAATAAATCTCCGAAGATTGCGCCACCTATGCTATTCAATGCTTCAAATGCTTTCTTAGCTGTTTCGGAATGTTTAACCCAATTCTCAAATTCGCGTGCGTTTGCTTCAACCAGCATAGATACTTCGGATAAGAATGGTTTTAATTGAGACATCGCACTTGTAACGCCTCTGATACCCGCTGACATCGCATTAAAGATACTTGCTTGATTCTCTTTTACAATGCCTTGCCATGTAGTTTTTAACTGATCGCTCGCATCTCTAAAATTTTGAACTTCTTTTGTTACTGCTAACGTTCCATCTTTTACCATTTTTAGTGCAGTAATAGCCATTGCACCGAAGCCAACCGCTCCAACACCAGCTACAGAGAATGTACCAGCAAGCCCAATAACACCACCACCTAATACACCAACGGCATTAAGTACTGCCATAATTGCCGGAACTAATCCAGCAATTACTGGTATTAATGCTTGTATACTAGCAATCATTAAACCTTTGACTTGTTGCGCAAAGATAGTACCGAAAGTTCTAATATTTGATGCGATGCCATCCATTGTTGATTGATACTGATTTAATGCTCTTTTACCTGCAGTCAATGCTACTTGCATTTTCGACATTCCGGTTGTATCAAAATCTAATTTAACAGTGTGTTTGCGCCAACCAGCTAACATCGCTTTAGAAGTCGCAACATTTCTTTTTAATCCGCTTGCGTCGCCGTCGATTTCAACTTTTTTACGTCTGATATTCGATAGTTCTGCTTTAACAAACGATATGACTTGTTTTACTTTGCTAGCGTCTGCATCGATATTAACTTTATGTTCTCGCCAACGTTGAGCCATCGATTTAGCTCGCGTTAGCTCTCTTTGGTAGTCTCTTATGTTTGCTGTAACTTCTGTCTTGATTTCGTCCGGTATATCAGTTTTAGCCATACGTTGAGCAGTTCTAATATTCCTTTTAAAATCACTGATTATAGCTGTAACACGAGCCAGAAAATTCTTTTCCATGCCTAACCTCCTTTATGACTTGTTTTTAAGCTGTTAAGGAACTTGCGAGTCCCTTGTTTTTGTATTTCTCTTTTACGTTTGTTTTTAGCTAGCTCACGCTGTTTCATTCTTTCGTATTCATCTTCTTGACCACGAATAATGTAATGTTCTCTTTCGTTCTGCCTAACAAAACGTTTTAGTGATTTACCAGCTTGAGCAACCGCATTATATTGAGCGCCGTACAACGCAATGTCTCTTTGGTCAATCAATGCTTGTCTAGCGCCAATAATCCAGTCATTCCATTCGGCAGGTAGCATGCTCATTAGCTCGTCATTACTCATATAACCTATGTAACGACTTGTCATCTGCCTTATTTCCGAATAGTCTAATAAGGTGCTACGGTCATGATTTCTTTGTAGTTGTTCTTCATCATCTCGATACCAGCTTTCGCGCCCTCTTTCTCGTCTTCTTTGGCTAACGATGGCGCTTGGTTCATCTGTGTCCAGAATAGACGTGATTTCTGCTTGAAAAAACCGCTATTATTCATTACGTCCAACGCACCCTGTAATAGATTTAACGTGTCGTTTTCTCTTTCGATGATTTCCATGATTTCCGCTTCAATGTCTTCTCTTTTAGGTGCACTTTTACCTAGATAAGCTGTTGCGCATTCCCAAAAGTCTACAATTGCCACTGTGTCACGTTCTAATAAAGCATTGTAAACATTAGTAAATCCTGAAATCGTTTGTTTTCTGCCTTTATTATCTTCTTGTTCAGTTGCAAACTTTTTAGCGGTTTTATCGAACATAAATGTTGCTTTTGCTTTCACTTCTTCATTGTTAATTGTTAATGATGTAATTGGATTAAAAGTTGTTTCAGTCATATTAAATACCTCGTTTATCGTTATTTTGTACAAAAAAATAGAGGGCTAATGCCCTCGTTAATTACATACTTAAATCGCTACTGCCAGCAGTTGTTTTTTTAGTTCGGTTTTCATAACTATCTTCATAAGCGTTCATGTCTTCGAATTCAACAACTGGAGCCAATGCGCTAGGGTTAAGCCATTCTTTTGGTAAATCATTGATTGTACCGTCTGCACTATTGAACTTAACTTTCGCTGTGATTTCGATTTTGTTATCTTCATCATCAAATGACCATTCGTGCTCTTCGATAACTACATATGCGAATACACCGTGATGTTTGCCATCGCGTTTTTTCGTTTCCCAAATCCAAACACGTAACTGTTTGAATTGTTTAACTGATTCTTTTAATGCTAATTGACCTTTATCTCCCGGAACGACATCAAGCGTCAACTTGATTTCTTCTTCGACAGAGTTACGGCTATAATCTTTTTTACCGCCTTGAATGATTTCAGCAAGGTCATTACTGATAGTATGTCCACCCTCTGCTAAACTACCTAAAAGCGTTGCTTCTTCGATAGTTAGCTTCTTAGCTAAATCCTTATCAGCGATTTGGAGAGCGACAATATATTTATCCTGCGCCATTCGTTACACTCCTTTGTAATGTGTTATGTCTGTATTTAAAAACAAGCCGAATGATACCGTGTTTAGTGTACTGATCTATGTCAGTAATCACTTCTTGTGTATCAATTCGACTTTTAATGAATGAATAATAATCAATTTCTATTTCGTTATTTAAAACGAAGCCTAAAAATTGAATTATTTGTGATGCCTCATCTCTATTACGTGCTTGACTATAAACATGCAACGTGATGCCGACATCTTCGACCATGCTCGTGGTCGTTTCTTTGTTAGTGACGTTTGTTTCACCCACAACGATATATGGGTAAACAGCGTCTTTCTGAACGCAATCAAAAACCCTACCGTCCAATTGTTTTTGGATAATAAGGTTACTTTTTAATTTGTTATATACTTTGTTAAATAAGTACCGTTCAACTGATACCCACATATCTTAACCACCTCATGAAAAATACTTATTAAAGAATGCTCGTCCAGCGTCTATTGCCGGCTCCCAAAAAGGTTGAGCATGTTGTCCTTTAGTAGTGTGCCACTTACCGTTTGCATCTTTGTATGACCACGGTATCTTTTTGGCTCTACTACCTCCAGCACCTGTTGCATATATACCAGTACCATAATTGACATATATTGCGTATTCACTACCAATATTAATAACACCAGTAAAACCGCTGTCTTTAAAGTCCATTGTTACACTTTCTCTAAGATATCCGGTATCAACTGGCATTAATGAAATGATTGTATTGTGAATCTTAGCAGTTGTCTTTGCTATACCTCGTTTGACCCATCGCTCCATGTCTCGCTCGTAATTTTCCAACTCTTTTACTAAGTCCCAATTACCATACTTAACTTTTGCCAATAGGTCGCACCCTCAATCTAGTTAAATTGATTTCATGTTGTCCGCCTTGGTCGACCGGTTCGCCTACAACTTCGTACGTTTTACCCTCGTAATTAAATAAAGTTTTGTTTGTTATTGGTATGTGGTACGGCGTATATAGGTTTCGGTCAAAGTCTTTGCTCATCTGATGAAATTTGAGTGTCTCACTTGATGTAGGTGTGTCCATAAACCCTTTAATTGTTTCGTTACTTTTAAAACGCTCGTATTCTTTGGGATATGTTCCTACGACTTCAACCTCTCCAATTTCAATTGTGTGCGGAAACTCATCAAACGGATTAAACATATCGCTTGCCCCAGCTTAATTTACGATAAGGTAATAAATATGCATAAGCACTACTAGGTATGTCAGTTACATAGGTATAACTCACAGTGCCCATCGTGCGTGCTGAGATATTGCCGGTTGTACCAAACTTGATACATTCAGCAATAAACTTCTTAACACCCGACGGCACTTCTTTGTCATCAAACTTCTGATTACAATAATCTTCTGCAACACTTTTATATTCTTCAATAAGATAATCGATTTGCTCATCGTTAGACGAATCATTGAGTGAAAGTCCATTAATCATTTTGACGTCTTTTGCGTCCATTACTTAACACCCTCTAAAACTTTGATAAGCTCGTCTTTTTTCATATCACTATACCCTTTAATTTCACGCTTTTTAGCAAGTTCTTTTAATTCTGATACTTTCATATCAGATAAACTTTTTTGCTCGTCAGCGCTCGCCTCAGACTGTTCTACTTGCTTGTCTTCAACAAGTTTAATAGCGATTAAATTACGGCGGTTGTTTGTTGTAGATAATTCAGTGAATCGTTCTTCTGACACTTCTAATCCATCACGTGGGTAAGTGTCTCCCACTTGATATTCATGTCCGTTGTCTTGTGCATCTTCAAAACGTTCGATTACTTTATACATACGTCACTACCTCCCATTACATTTCTAAGCTTCCAGAACCTTTAGTGATTTTCACTGCTTTAGATTCATCATATAAATAAGCTACATAGTGCTTATCACTGTATAATGCAGTTGTTTTTGTTGATGCGTCACGCGCTACTTCTAAGAAGAAATCACGTTTCAAGATTAATTTAACTGCACCTTTTTTAGCTAGAATAGCTGTGCCGGCTTCTAACTTGTTAGTACGTACAATGATAGCGCCTAGAGCTTCGCCAAACGCACCTTTAACGATGATGTCATCGCCTAATTCGGTTGCACGCGTAAAGTTAGTTGATGCATCTCCACGTAATTTACCAGCATCAAGTGGATTGATAAATAAAACCATTGGTTCTAAGTCTTCATCGTTAAATTTGTCGATTGCTGATTGTAAGCCGTTTAATTTAGTGATGTCCGCATTAACAGTAAGTTTAGCTCCCATTAAAGCCTCTAATACGTCATTATCAACTTTGTTAGCGTGTGCCAAACCATGTTGACGTACTTGTTCGCCTTGTGGGTCTCCATAACCACTTAATAAAGCCTCATCTGTGATAGATGTACCTTTAGCAATTTTACGGATTTTAGCCTCACGTTTTTTAGTTTCTAAGATATCAGTTGGGATTTTTTCTCCCTCTGCAACTACTTGTGCATCTCCGCTATAAACGAATGCTGGGAATGTCAAAGTGTCTCCCGGTTGTCCTTGTAATGTGCTATCTACTTCTGCAAATGAAGCGAAACGCAATTTCTTTTCGAGTTGCGCTTGCATCATAGGCGCTAATACTTCTGGAATGATTTGATTACTTGTTTTAGTAATTCCTTGTGGCATACTTATACCTCTCTCTTTGTTTAATTTTGATTAACTAATTTTTCGAATGTCTCACGATCGTTCAAATACAATTCGTTACGTTCAGCGACACTCATGTTGTCAAACCTTTCTTTCGTTACACCTGAGTCCGGATTGCCTCCGCCTTGTGGTGTTTTACCTACAGGCTTAGACGACGCAAATAAATAAGGTTTAGACTCTTTAAGCGTTTTAATCGCTTCATCTAAACCTTTTACAGTGCCGTCGTCTACTAATTCCAGTTCATCTTTATTGATGAATGCTAGAATGTCGTTAGCGTCATTTGCTTCTTTAGCAACCGCTAACTTAACTGCGTTATTAAGTTGTGTTTCTTTATACTTTGTCTCCCACTCTGAATTTTGATTCTTTAATTCTTCGAGTTCTTTTTGAATCTCGCTATCATCTTTAACAGAGTCTTGCAATTTGACAATTTGTTTATCACGTTTAGAAATCTCTTCTTTTAACTCTTCAATTTCGGTATTCTTGTCGTTCAATCTTGAACGTGGTACCATTCCCGATTTTGATTCGTCAATCGCATCAATTACTTTCTGCTTATCGATTTCTCCGTCTTTAAATTGTCCTAACAATGTGTATAAATCCATTTAAACTACTCCTTTTTACGAGTTTTACGTGCAACGCCACGAAGAATTTTGGTATAAAAAGAAGCAGTTTAACGACATGCTAAGGTCGAGTAGTAAACTACTTTCTTTTACGTTTATATTTCTCCCACTCACGATAAGTCATTTGTGGTATTACTTCGGTTGTGCCATCATCTTTACGCACTCTCGTTGTACTAGGCAAATCATCTTCATCAATGTAATACATAAGCTTACAACGACAGTTGATGTTTTCTTTTGCACTATTCACACCAACAAACAACTTAGGCGCCTGTCCAACGCAACCGCTCGACTTGAACGGTTCGTCTATTTTCTTCTTAGCACCGTCTAGATGTCTGTGTGTGTGTCTTGTACGTGTATCTTTAGTAGCTTGCCAATACTTATACATCTGTAAGCCATTCTTTTGAGCTACCAATGCACTATCGAGTCCAGCTTGAGACATCGCTCTGCCCGCTTCTGTACGAGCTACACGCAACGATTGAGCTTTAGACATACCAATATCATCACGGATTGCTTTCGCTATTTTAGAGTAGCCCTCTCCGCTCATAATGCCTTGTGTGATATGTAAGCGTATCTTTTTCAGTACTTCATCACGATGCTTCTGTAGTGTCGGTACTAATCGAATGAACTCAATAGGTTGTTCAATAGCCGATGTGATAACTTCTTTGCTAGGAACATCAAATTGCATAGATGTTTGACTTGCCGTCTCGTATAAATAAAGGCTCATAAGGAACTTTTCTATATAAGCGTCTTCCTGCGACTTCTGAACCATCTTAGCTACTTGCCTATAGTCATCAGTCAACATTGTACCTATACGAGTTAACTCCTTATTGAGCCTGTTATATTTATTAAATTCAGTCCATGTAACATACACATCATCACTTTGATACTTCTCAAACATATCTGCGATGATTTGTTTTATCTCTTTAAGTCGATTAGCAAATAGTTGTTCTATAGGCTTCTCAGCTTTAGAGATTAGACTGTCGATATACTCATCAATATCATTCTGATTCTTTATTGTTAGATCTTTCTTGTTGTTGGGCACCGTCAGCACCTCCGTCATCTAAATTAGGCAGTTGCTTGTTGTACTCCATTTGTTCTTGTTCTATTCGTTCGAGTTCTGCTTGCAAATCTTCGACAAACGGGTGATTTTCTAATACTGTTTCATGGCTTACAATTCCCATAGATTGTTGAGCTGTTTGTACTTGTAATTCTGTGTTCGCTACTTTGTTGTAGTTGAAACTAATATCGACATCTTTATGTTCTCCTTTGATATCGAAGTGCTCAAACACAAACCAAAGCAACTCCTGTATAGCAACTTTAGCTTTGCGCGCTAACTTATCTGCTTTCAAGTTTAAGTTAGTATATAAAAACTCCAACGCAACCCCACTTGGAGCCGAACCGAATTTGTCAGAACTAAAGTCAACCGCTTGACCAAACAACATTATTTTTTGATATAACTCATCTAAATACTTCTTACTGTTTTCAACTGGTACTTCTACCTGTATTGTGTCGACACCCCCGTTATCCGATACTTTTATCGCCCCGTAATAACGTAGTAACCGTTTGAATTCTGGCAACTCTTGGTCATCATAGTTCGTTAATACATACGTTAATTCGTTTGAATCTTTAAAAGTATTGGATAAATCGGATAATCGCCTGTTATAAGCATCAATCAATGTTTTATACATAAATATATCTGATATTTCTAAATCGTTATTTTTGAATGGAATAAATGGAATCTTACCCCATGACCCTGTACTAAAATGCGTTTTTGAATTCTCCAAATTGTTAGAGTAATCCGGAATAAGCGAGCCGTTTTCATAAACGTAGTAATTAACAGTTACTTTATCCCAGTATTCAACTTTAGTTTCATTTTCCAATTTATACATCCTGATAAACGCCTCTAATTCTTCGTGCTCTTTATCAGTCCATATAGGAATACCTTGTTCCGCCGGTACTCTAAATAGCTTAAATTCTCCCTCTTCATCAAGGTAAGGATGCAACCATTCAATACCTTTATTGCTAGCTCCTGTTAGTACACTGTGTAACTTATCATCAAATCTATTACCTAAAACTTCATCAATACGTTTAACTACTTCATCATCTGTATGTTTAAAAGCGATAGGCTTCCCTACAATATAAGAAACTTTTTGATCTACTAGGTTAGCATGGAAGTTGGTAATCATTCTGTCATCTGGTTTCAATGGGTCAACTGCTCCTGTAGCATCAACCGGCTTGGGTTCCTTAACAATATCAGGGCGTTGCTCATAATATTCTTGACCTATTGAGATTTCAGGTAACTTCTCCAAATGTTGTTTTATATATCTGACAATCATTTCTTCTAGTGTTTCTGGCTTATTGTTAGTCCTCACAATAGCATCAAATATTTCTGTTTGTGTTGGTTGGCTAGGGTACAAAATATTACCTCCTTTAATTAAAGCCTGTGCCACTTGGCTTATTAGCTGTATAAACTGCATATCTTAACGCATCTAATGTGTCATCGTTTAATTTAACTGGTTCGTCTGCATTATCTTTCCAAACGTAGTTGTATATTTCTTCTTTAAACAAACTAACTTTTTCTTTGATAATGAATATTTTATTTAACTTGAATAACCTAGAAATAACTTCAATGCCAGCAATAACGGCTTTGTCAGCATATCTTGCTTTTATCTTCTCTCTTCTAAATCGTTCAATATGTTCAGGTCTAGCTGTATCACAATAAAAAAGAATATCGCCATGCCTTTTTATAACTCCTTTAGCAATAGCTACCCAGTCATCTATCTCTTTATGTCTGTGTGCGTGTTCTTCAATTACGTACTTGTTTCCGTCAAAGTCTTCCGCTACAACCATAATAGAACCATAATGCTCATATCCCCAGTCGACGCCTGCATATTTCCTTTTTATTTGTTTAGTTTTAAATTCTTCTTCTTTGATGTAATGAACTTTTTCTTTGAAATCTTTATATACAACACCTTCAGCAGAAACCCACTTACCATAAATATCACGATCTGTGAACATTCCTGTTGGTGTACTTGCGATAATCGATTCAATATATTCTTCATCTAAAAATGTATTGTCAAACAAAGTAAATTGGAATGCTTTGATATTTAGTCTTCCATTCGATAACCGTTGACCACTCTTATCAATGTAATCTTTTTTAACTGGATGCATCGGGTTTTCGGGGTTGGTATCAATTAATATCCTCGCGCCTTTGTAACTACAACGTGAGAATACCTCTTTAATAAACATATTGTGTAATGCTGTCCCCTCGTTTAAAAAAGCACCTGCTGAAGTAAAACCACGTGCTTTTTTCCATGCATCCGAGTTTTGTCCGTCGAATACATACACTTTATTACCAAATATTTTGACTGCGTTAGATTTATCAAGTGTCAACTCTCTACCTAGTATTAACTCCATATCATCTAGTATGTTACGTCTGATAGATGCTTGTGTCGCTCCTCCGATAATGAAGTTAAGCCCCTTGTCTTTATAAGTAGCTATGTGCATTAAAAAAAGCAGGATAAATACATATGTTTTACCTGCCCTCTTCGCACCACTCGCTATTAATACTTTGGGTTTATCGTTTATGAAGCAGTTCCAGACTTCTTGTTGTTTCGGGTTTAACATTTCATTAATCATCATTAACACCCGCTAACTTAATAAGTGCTTTAGCAACTTCTGCTTCTTGTGAATTATTTTCTGATTTATCCATTTGATCGATTTTTTTCTCAAGCATCTTAATTTCAGTTTCTATTTTCTTGTTAGCTAAAACTTCGTTACCTAACGTCATTCTATTCATGCCGTCCAAACTAGCGAGGAATGCATCAGCTGTCGCTTTCTTCACTCCCTCTATTTCAATGTCATTCTTAGCTACATTCTTTAGCCACTCATATTCTTCAAAAGCCTTTTGGCGTGTCCATTTTGATTGTTCAGCTGCTTCTTGACGCAATTCTTCATACCTATCTAAAACCGCACTATTCTTACTCAACTCAAAAGCTCGGCTATCTATATAATTATCACTTTTACCTTTAGTCGAATACCCTGCGTCAATATATGCTTTCCGTTGGCTCTTGCCCTCTATGAGTCCTAGCACAAACTTTTCTTGCTTCGGTGTTAATTTAATCAATTGTTTTCACTGTATCACACGCCTTTACGTTAATTACTCTAGTTATTTAAATATAAAAAATGCCCCTACATCTTGTGCAGGAGCTACGTTCAATAAATGTGAAAGGAGGAAAATAGTTATGACTCAAAATGCAAGAATTAAACTACCCACCATATAGGCAGGTAGTAAGTGATTAATAGCGTAACATATCATCTTTTATATGTTTGTCACTTCTTAATCACATCGATGAGAACATCTGTTGTGGCTATTACCCCACGTCTTAAGATAATTCTTACAAATCAATTATATAAAATTAATTCACAGTTTAAAAATAGTGTCATTTTCGTCATTTCTGTCATTTTTGTCATTTTCGTCACTGTAGTAGATAAATCTTTTCTGCTAACTCATCACGGCGTGCTAGGAAGTTGTTTCTGTTTAATTTAGAGTTAGGCATCTTCTTGATAATCGCATCCCTGTTATAACCTTTCTTCAATAACTCTAAGAAACAAAAGTCAACGTGTCCCAATCTCTGTTGCGATTGATTTATAAACTCAACCTCTTTTAACATCTGAGCATACCTTTTATTTGCTCTCTCAAGCCTCACAACAACATCTTCAACTTTACTTGAGTTTTCCCCTTGTGGTTTCGGCAACGTTGCTTGTATGCCATACTGTGCAATTGAATTGCTATCATATTCCGGTATTACATCAGCTAACACATTACACTTCATTTTATGTGTACCTATCATATTAACGATTGACTCTTTGCTATACATCTACTCCGATACCTCCGCCCTCATCAAATCCGACTGGTCGCATAGATGAGCGAAATCACTCGGCACCTCTACATCATTATTAGCCGTCATCATAATATATACTTGTTCAGTTACATACTTACCTAGCTCATACATTGCTAATAAGAATAATAGTCTTAATATTTGTTTAACCATCATTTACCTACCTTCTTCACTTCGTATAAGACTGGATATAAATTTAAAAAGTGTATTCTATAACCAATCGTTTTAACTTTTACTTTATCGCCTACTTTTAACCTAGCTTGTATGTCTGCGCTATCAAATTTCTTTTTGAATAATAAGTCAGAGTTTTCAATGACTTGCTTGTTGTCTAATACAATATAGAACTTGTCTTCTTTATCTTGTCTCTTGTTATATTTATCTGTAATTGTCCCTTGATGTACTTCTTTGTTTTGGTA